ATGGTATCAGAAGCGCAAAAAGACCTGGAAGAAATGTTCAACAGCGAACATATAATTAACAACCCTTATTATAACAAAAAAACCGGTAACTGGCATATTAAGATGTCAAACGGTTTAAAGCTTAGAACAAAGGATCTGCTGTATGTTCTTACTTGGATAGACCACCTAAATGAAGAAGAGGTTGAATGGGAATGGTAAGCGAGGGATAAACCCTCGCTTTATTTTTTATTTGTCTTTATCAAAATCCAAGATATTAATACAACTGCTGCAGCTCCGAAGAAATACGCCCAATGAACCTTTGTTTTGCGTTCATCTGTAGTTTTTAATTCCGATTTAAATTCCTTGTCAACATCCGCTTTAATGTCGGATTGCTTATTTTGAGCTGTTTCCGATACTTTTTTATTGTTTGAAACACTTTGCTTGTCTGAATGAATATCTTTATTCTGGGAAGCGGATTTGTTATATCTCGGATTCGTGATTTCTGTTTTCGTGCCATCGGGGGCTGTAACCGTTATTTTGTCACTTTCAAAACTCATCCACATTTCAGAGAATGCTTTTTCATTGAACACTTCACGGGAGGAGTTTACTGCAGTTTCCTGAACATTTTCTGTTTTTTGCTCCTGACTCTTATCGATCACTGAAACATTTTCCTTTTCCGATTGGCTATGCTGCAGTGTGGTTTTCTTACTCCGGCAACCGGCCACCATAAGGAACACGGAAAACATAAGCAGAAAATACGCAATGCCGGTATAAAATTTTCTATTTTTCATATTAAACGATATTAGCGTTTCCATTCGTAATTATGTAGTGAGTTTTACAGCCAATTCTATGATGTAGACTAGGCGTTACAGTTAATGGATTTTTGTTTGAAATAATCCATTCGTTGTTTTTGATTGGAATTGGAACCAGCATTCCACAGCCACATACACATAAATGATTTGCGGCATTGTAAATTTCAGAATAGTAGAACTTACCAAACTCCATTTCTTTTGGCACAAATTCAACTTCCACCAATTCCAATGGTACTTTTTTTAATAGTTTTCATATTGTCACTTTTTTTATAACTTTGGATTTCATAAGTGTTTTTTTTGGTTATAGAAAAGCGTCTGCAATATCTCGCAGGCGCTTTTCTTTTAAACTATGAAAGCTTTTTCTTTTCCCACATTTCCGTCGCTTTTCGCAGTGAAATATCGTAAGGCTCCCTACCCCATTCTTTTGCCTTTTCACGATATTTTGAACCATTGTAGATATAAGCAATCATGTGGTAATCCTTTTCCCTCACAGCTTTCGTAAGTTTAGCATCAGAGAGAATAAAACGAACCAAAGCCAATAGCTGTTGATATTCTCCTTTTTTAAAGTCGCCCCACATTTCACCCACTGACTTATAACCTAATCTCTCAAAGTGATAACCCATAATTTGCGGTAATCCTATTGAAGTTGATTTCATAGCTGCATCAGGATCAATTTTGAAAGCGTCGTTGAATGCAAGCCATTCTTTCGACTGAATATCTACCTTGTTTACAGACCATGCACCAGAAGGCGCAAACGGTTCATGTTTCCGGAACCAGGACGGCTCAAACTGAATCAGTATTTTACCTGTTTTCGAATCAAATCCATTCCCAGGAGTTTCTACTTCGATGATCGCCATTAACACCTCAAACGGCAACCTGTTTACTCTTGCAAGCTCTCTCACCTGCGCTACACTATATCTGCTCATCTTTGTTCTTATTAAAAAATTGATTTAAATCCCCGTTCTTTTCGAAGTTGTAAAGCTTTTCCATGAAGAACTTTGGAGGATATTTCCCGTTGCTCATTATATAAATGTTCTTCAGGACTTTTGAAACTGGAAACAACAAGGTGCAGAGCTGTATCGTAATACGAAAAACCTCACCAGCGAAATTATCACCTGCCGTGTATCGCAACATTTCAAGCATAATATAACCTGCAATGACAATAAAAGCCATCTCGATATTACGACCAATAAAAGCCTTCCATTGAAATGAATTATACCGCAAATGAAACCAGCAGCCTACAACCATGTTTACGATCAATGCAATACACATGAAGTTTCCAAACTGGGTATTATCGGTCCACCACCAATCAATTGTTTTTAAAACAAATGCAACCGGCGCCAGATTTATAATCACATTGTACGCGTACTGCAGCTTATCCTGTATAGAAACCGAACTATCGGTAAACAATACTATTTGAGCTAAAATCTTTTTCATCTCCTAAATTTTTGAATTATAAAATACGATAGGCCCCACGGTTCGAATCCCAAGCAACCCTAACAGCAATTGCTTCTACACGAATTGTCGTTTGTGGTGTATTTGCTCTATTGACAGCATTTATATTATAATCTGTATAGCCGCTCAAAGGACCTTGCAAAACCACTTCCGCTCCATGAAAATTGTGATCGTAAATATCTATTCCAATCACGGGACCTCCTGGAGTGCCTACAACTGTAAATAGCACCCCGGTAGGATTCACAGAACCGCCACTGCTTCTGTCGTGGTATTGGTGATATTGCTGTATCTGATTGAAAATAGCTGCTATCGCGGCGCCACTTTGAATATCCGTTTTGACAGCCGGCAATAAGTCGAAAGGAATAGTTGCCGGACCGGATTGATTAAGGGTAATTGTTCCGCCTCCTGTCATTGCCCCGGTAGATAGGAAAGTAATTGTCGGATTATTTACAGTTGGTATTGTCGGTTTGTTTAAAATTTGACCATCACCAGATGTTGCATTCCAATCAGCATTTACATTTACTTCTGCTCCATCCTGTATCCCAGATAACTTTGTCTTTTCAACTGTTGTATAATCTTCTGTAGAAAGTTGTTTACCTGCAACCTTATCAACCTTGTTATTTAATAAACTATTTACCTGGCCCAAATTAACTGTATGTGAGTTAATAGTCCCAGCCGGCACAACAGGCGCTTGATTAAATGTATTGGTTCCGGAAAAGGTTTGTGTACCGGCCAAAGTTGCATAATTAGCTAATTGCGCATTCAAAGACGTTTGTAAAACATAAGTCCCAAGAGTTGAAGAAACCCAACTCTGATAAGCGAATGTTTCTTCTGACTGCCATACGCCATTTACCCTGGCCCGTAATCGTAAAGGACTATTAGATGATGCGTGTTTATATAAATGATAGCCGTAATTCGCGTTTACTCCATAAGATAAAATATGTTGTGCTGTATATGCCGTGCCAGCTATTGTACCAGAGTTCATATAAGTACTGACATTTCCAAGTATATCATTAGCTTCTATACCTGGTGTTGAGATATAATAAGGACCAGAAGTAGCTTCTGTAAGGTTTTTTGCAAGTTTATGAAAATTGTCTCCGGCCCAAATTTTACTGGCATAAAACGAATCTCTTTGAAAGCCAGCATTTAAAACCTCATTGTTCAGTATGAAATTCAAAGAAGGTATGTCTGCAGTAGCAACAAAGTTCACAGCATAATTTGATTTTGTTTCTAGTGCTGAAGCATATCCATGAGCTTGTTGTACCCAATCAATTACAACTTCCTCAAAAGCCAAAGGACCACTAGGATAAATCAGTAGTACTGTATTTCCATTCGAGTCTCTACCAAATGCTACTTTAGATATTCTATCCGGATTCTCACAAAGAACAAACGATGCAGCATTTCCTGTTGAGTACGCCCCAACAGTTAATTTTGTACGTCTTCTAGGATCTGAAGTTGAAACTCCTGTGTATTCCTGTATACTGATCTGGGCATTCCACATTGAACTTGCATTTATAGGAATAACCACCCTGATAACTCCATCATTCGTGGAAGCTCTTGAACCAATATAACTTGCAACATTGTGATATTTTCTAAGAAGATCTGAAGCCGCAGTACCAGTTCCTAAATTTACCCAATCGAAAGTATTAACATCCTTCCGAAATGTTCCGCCAAGAATGAAGGTTTGAGTATTGAAATTTATTGTTTTGTTCGCTCCGGTATAAGGAACCAAGTCTCCAGATACCTTTCCGTTTACTTCATTTATTGCTGCAACTAAATTCGTTTTAACAGAAGTAGTTAAATTTGACAGAACTCCTGTTATAGCCAGCAAAGCAGCGGTTGTAACCGCATCCTGTTGTACCGCTATTCCATTTGTTATAATCCATGCAATATAACCCACAGATGAGTTAGGACGTACAAAATACACCCCGTCGTCACTTGAAGTCGGAGAAGCAGGCAATGCTGTTACTTTATAAAATTTTGGTACATCCATAATATGCTTTTTTTACCAAGCTTGTTGACCCCACTTGGTATTGTTCGTAATCATTTGTTTTGCATCTGCAATTGTTGGAACTGCAGTAGTTGAAGACTCAGCTGTTACTTCTGCAGCTGTGGCAAGTTTTGTGGTTCCGTAAACAGTTGTTGTCGCTTTGTCAATATTACCCTGCACGATGTAAAAGTTTGAACCAACAGTTGCTTCCGTACCAGCAGCAGAAGTCGTTAAACAGTATATTGTATCGTTTGGTTCAACCAATGGCCCCGATGCGCCGCCAATGCGGCCGCCAACAGTAACCCGGTATGCATCACCTTTTGTTGATGCTGGATAGTTAGGATTTGTTGAGCAATCAATGGGGTTAGGAACTTTTGTACCATTTGCAACAACGTTTTGAATGTTCGTAATCTGTATTTGCAACGCACCATCAGCTGTATCCATCTGGCCCTTGCTCGCTGCTTGATTAGCGTTTACAGCATCCGGAACAACAGGAGAAGAGCTGAATGTTTTAATTCCCGCTACTGTTTGATTTCCCGTTACTTTCACAGCTTCTGCATCGTTAGCCTTAAGAAATACCTGCGCTTCAGTTGCTATTGCTGTTGGATTATTACCGGCTGCCGTTGCTTTACTCGGAACAATTGGAGATGTACTGAATGTCTTCGCACCGGCTATTGTTTGGGCTCCGAACAATTTTACTACATCCGCATCGTTAGCTTTTAATGCTAAATCAGCAGCGGTTGCCGCATCTTGCTCAATTACAACTCCAGTTGAGTTAATTACATAAGCTCTGTACTTTGTGTCAGAGGCACCCTTAATTAGCCAGATTCCCTCATTAGCTGCAGTTGGAGACGCAGGAAGAGCCGTTGCTCTGTAAATTATTGGTGATTGTTGTGGATTTGCTGCCATCGTTTTCTAAATTTTAATTGTTACCAGGACTGAGAGCCCCATTTTATTTGATTGTCTATTTCGTCACGGCCGTAAACATCAATGTTGTTACGGACCTGCTCCTGCTGTTGTGCAGTAGGCTGTTGAGCGCTATACATCACCGGCTCCCATAATTCAATATCAGAAACCCGGTAATTCAGATCATTTACAGATTCAATATCAGCAGCCAGAATATTAGACCTGGCCTGCTGCTGTTCGCTTGGAAGAAATGTTTGCGGAGTGACACGAACCACATCATCACCGCTTATTTGCTGTTCGACTTCATCAATTCGATTCTGAAGCCAAACGAAGTTATTATCCAATTCAGACCACGTTAATTCAGCACCTTTGACGGTTCTTAAAACTAAATTCATGGTTCAATTGTTTTGTTATTTAATAGTCTTTTACATAACCAGAAACCACGTAGCCCGGAGCTACGTAATAACTGGTTACGTTTTTAATAACGAAGGTCGGGACCTTCAGAAAAATTTGATATTTAGGTTGCATAGTCATTTATAATTGCAGTCACAGCCTCATGCAGCATAAGGCCTGTTGTTTTACCATTTGAAAAATCAATCGTCAAGGACGCTGGATAAAACACTTTCTCTCCACGCCATTTAAATTTTACCAAATCAAGCGGAGATAATATTTCCAGAGCCGCACCTTCTATTTTTGGAGTTAAAAAAGGCTGACACTCATGGATTAGCTTTCCATAACATTGCAGATATCGTTCATTTATAACACTTCCTGGTCTTTTCCAAGAAATATACTTTTCCTGGGTTTCCCTACCTGAAGGAAGTGAATTAATAATCACCCCGCCATAAGTAATTTTTGTAATGTTATGAAGCAAATCCCGCCATTCAGGAAAAGCATCAATTCGCGCTTTCGAAATAAATAATTGATCGAATTTTAAGTCTATTCCAGACTGAGGATCTATCTTACCAAAAATTAAATGAGCATAAACCCATTTTGTTCCACTGTGTAACTTCATCGTGTTAAAACGATCAATAAGTGTTTGGTAAATTATTCCAGGAACGTAAACCCTGTAGTATAAATTATCCGATAACATAGGCCCTTCGTGTAAAACTATATCATTCAAAAAAGGCGGATAATCGTTTCGTTCATTGATTTTAAACAAATTCTGATACAGATCATTCTTACCATCGGAAAACGATAAGTCAATTTCATTTTTAGTCGTATATCTGATTTCTCTCTGAACCTGGAACCGGTCATTATTCCACGATTTAATCGTTAATCCGAGCCTAACAACCGTTACCATTGATACATGATAATCATCCTGGATCACAAATTGATTGTCTCCATTTCTTGGTAAATAAATACGGACATTCAACTCACCGCTATCAGTTACCTTCATGGCTTTTTTCGTAATCTCCGCCTTTAACGAATTAGGTGTTCTAAAACGAAACAAAGAATATTTCCAGTTTAAACCGCTACCTGGTGTATACCACAAATAGTTCGGTCCGTTTACACCTGAAGAAAATGACATTTTATTATTTGCAGAATTATAAATATTCGACTCCGCCCGCGTAGAAAAAACCACATTATTCCCAACCAGCAGATCAATCCGGAAAGCTTGACGATAAAAATCTTCATTAAATTTCTGTCCGTTTGCCCGGGCATTAATTCTTAAGTCAAAATCAATATCAAATTCAAGAGGTCGACCATCCACCTGAGGAGAAACAAAAACCCTTTTCTCAGGCCGCAATTCAACATAGTCCTTTTCAAAACTTACAGGTCTAGAATAATGTTTATACACATTGAGATAAAACGGAGCCTTTTTATATTCATACGGAATTTCATTTTCCGGATGAACAAAATGTGATCCATCCAGAGCTTCACCAGACACACTTAAAAACATCGTTGCATCTTCCGAATCAAACATAATATCAGATCCTGCTTTATTAACCCAATTGCTAAACGGAACCTTGCTTTTCAAAGCCGGCCATTGTAACTGATCAAATTCATATTCTTCTGTTTTATACAGACTATCAGGCAAAGGTTCCAGCTCCGATCTTTCATATTCAACATTTAACTGAACCGTTTTGTATGGAGACTCAACAGAAACTCCCACACCTGGATTAAACAATGGATTTTTAACCTCTCTTAATAACGTTTCAGATCTCAAAAACACACCGAAATGATCATATACATCAAAGGTTAACAACTGATCAATCTTCTGTTTATGACCTAAAATATACCATTTCCCATTATAGGTAAATAAAGTCGCTGCAATAGCAGTCAGTAAATTTTCTAAAACTTCATAACAGCTGCTATAATCATAAGAATCACTACTCTCATTATATTTTGCAAAACATTCCTCAAAAATTTGAATATTTTTCCAACTATAAAAAGCATTAACAATCCCAGGCGCAAAATATATTTCCTGTTGAAGACCGGTTTCAAACAAACACCTGGCGATATAATCCAGCACACCCCGCGTTTTAAAAAACAAAAATGACTTGCTTCTAAGAGCGTCTATTCCATCAGTTGCCGTAAAATTCACAAAGAAACTTACGTTTTCATAAGGCTCATCATAAATATCCGGAAGAAGATAACCTTTCCACAGCAAAACACCACCTTGACGAGTATTAGGACTAACATCCCTTAATTCAATCAAAAAACGACGTTCCTCTCCACTAAGCAAATCCATGTATCGACCGTCTTCAGCCGTTTCATTCAACATATTAAACGTAAATTTAGAGCTCATAATTGAACCAAAACGAGACTCATCACCTGAATAATTTAAAACAGGACCGCCCATCTGGGTATACTTTTCAATTACCTGGAAGTCGTTATGCGTATCAATTATTTTAATTACAACATTTTCCATTATCCCGTTCTTAATTTTCTCTTATCAACCCGATTCAAAACAAGCCTTAAACTTTCACCGGAAACATCAAAACCACCTTGCAGTATAACATTTATCGGTTGATCGCTTGTAGCGGGCTGTATCAAATCTTTTAATTTGTTTAGCGGCGCAATAACCTCCGGATTATTAGCAGCGCCGGCATACTCTCCCATAAGCCCCAACGTTGGCCCCGAAACAATACCCCCATTTGCAAACTTTGGAAGAGAAGCAAAAGAGCTTCCTATAAGCGCTAACATTTCAAGCAAAAAAGCCGGAGTAGTAAATGCTGCAAGTGGTCCAGATGCTGAACCCGATTGAACAGCCCCTTTTATACCCTCAGACATAGCCGCCGCCTTATTCATTGCTATAGTCTTCAATATCAAAGGAACCATCTTACCTACAATATTCGCAACAACAGCAACACCACCCTGAAGCTTAGAAGTCATTGCTCCAAAAATTGAAGTAAAAGCATTTGAAATATTCTCTGCATTTGCCTTCAGCTGATCAGCTGCTTGAGTTACAGTATCAACACCTTCTACCTGAATTTTAAAAGTTGTTTCCAGCACATTAATCTCACCACTTAAGCGTTTAAATTCTTCAACAGTAATACCCGCTTGCGATTGCGCTTCTTTCAGCTTTGCGATATGGTAATCATACCATGCAACCGTATCCTGTTGCGGTTCTATATCAGGAGCTTTTGCAGGGGCTTGCGCTAAATCCAACGTCTTCTTATAAACCTCAATTTGCGTTTTAAGGTTTTTGTATGCATCTGACATCATATCAAGCTTAGAAACCTGCTCCTCCATCTGCTGGATTTGCGTAGTATACCACTCTTCAGAACCTTCAGTAACAGCTTTAGCAGGATCCTGAATACTTTCTAAAGTATTTTTGTAAACCTGAAGCTGTACACCTAAATTTTTGTAAGCTTCAGAAGTAACATCCAATTTCGAACGCTGTTCTTCCAGAGCCGTGATTTGTGCCTGCATCCATTTTTCAGAACCGATCACCCCAAGATCTTCAATCTTTTTCTTACTCTTCTTTGCCGCATCACCTAAACCATTCAATGATTTAGTATAATCCTCCGTTTCTTCAGAAATTGATTTCTGAGGACCGATTATCTTCGTCAACGTGGCAGCCAAAGCTTCCAGTTCAGCTTTTACAACTCCTGCATTTTTAGCCTGGGTTTTTGCCTGCTCTGCCGTAAATCCAACACCACTAGCCGACCAAACCGATTTCATTCTATTTCCAACCGTTTGCCAAACCGAAGGATCCGCTTCGTTGCTAGAGCCGATTTCTAACTCAACAATTCGTCTTTGAACTTCAACCAGTTTTTCTTCAGCAGCTTTAACCCGAGCGTTTTGAACCAATGATTTTGTATAAGCATCAGTTGCTTTCCGGGCCTTATCCGTTCCTATCGTTTCCAAAGTAAGTTTTCCAAAATGTTCATCCGATTTTTGAATCAATTTATTTAAAGCCCTGGTTCTTTCTTCATCAGAAAAAGCTTTATTTTGAGCTGTAGCAATCAACTTTCTTGTTTCAGCAATCTCACCAGCAACAGAAGAAGTCGCTCGTTTCGTCATTTCATCAAATTCCCGTTTCGCATTGGTCATTTCACCGAGCCTTGATTCCATCAAGACACCTGCAGCAACTAAAGCGGTTAAAGCCGTAACAGTAAGCGTTATCGGATTAGCAAGGAAAGCAGCGTTCATAGCTATTACCGCTGTACGAATTCCTTTAAATCCAGCTATAATATTTGGGACTGAAGCCATAAACGTCCCGAATACTACCATTACAGGCCCCACAGCTGCTGCAACTGCTGCAATACCAACAATCCATTTCTTCTGCTCGCTATCGGTAGCCATAACCTGCTTCATGTAGCCATTGACCACCGTAACTGCTTTTGTAAAATACGGAAGGATCACTGCACCGAATTGCGCTCCTACTTCTTTAAGACCCTCTGTAAAGACTCTGGTTTGATTTGCTGCAGAACCAAATTCCTTTTGAAAATCTCCATGCGCATTTTTAGTTTGGTTTAAAACAAACTGATAACGAAGCATAACCTTTTCATCCTGGCTCATTGCCTGGATCTTTTTATTGATACCCTGAGCATACGCAAACTGTTGTAAGTTTGCTTCAGTCATAATCACCCCGAGCATTTTTAAAGATTCGGTTTCCCCGGAAAAAATACCATTCAATGCCGTTTGAGCCTGATCCAAACCAATGTTTTTAAACGAAGCGATATCCCCCGCAAGTCCTACGAGTGTTTTAGACATCTCAGCCGCTTTAACCCTGGTTATACCCATTGACGTCCCCATATCTCCATACAAGGACAACATATCCAACGCAGCACTCTCCGAGATCCCGTAAGCCTCTAAAGTCGTCTGAGCAAATTTTTTGACATCATCTGACTGTTTTCCAAAAACAACTTCCGTTTTTTGTCCGGATTGCTCTAAATCGGAAGCGTATTTTGTTGCTGCCGTACCAGCAGCAAGCAAAGGAAGTGTAACATAAGTACTGATACCACTACCTGTACTTTTCAACTGCTCACCCTGTTTTGCAATTTGCTTTTGCGCTTGTTGCAACTTCGTAGTGAACTCTTTTAAATCCGCCTTAAAGCGGATATTTATCTGTGCTAAACTTGCCATCCTGTTCTACATTTGCATTCGCTTTCGATCGTCGCTGGTCCATTTTTTCCCAGAACTCTATTTGCTCTTGTAGTATTTTGTCCGCTTGCTCAGCTGTTGTAATTTCTTCTGATTCTAAAACAGGATTTTCTTCTTCCCAATCGAATCTAAACAAACTACTTGATGTTGAATTTTGATTTTTTAAATACGGTCTTAAAACCGCAAACATCAATTCCCTCACTTGAAGCCAGGAATTTTTGAAATAGTTATCTTCTTTTTGATTATACCCTACCTGGATATTGTAAAAAACACGAGGTGTAAGCGAATAAAAGTAATCATACTCTAAACCGATTACTCCCAACGCAAACACCTCGAGTTCATCAAATGTAGTTTCAACTATTTCGCCGTGTTCTTTTTTTTTGAAACAGCCTCTTCCTTCGGCTTTGGCATTGAATTCATAAATTCCTGAATCACTTTCACGATATTACCAGGATCGTTAAAAAGGAAATCCCCTGCATCTTTAACGTCTACATCATAGCCATTTAAAGCAGCCGCTTCAACAATCATTTCAGCCATTAAATCAATGGAAGAAAACAAATCTTCTTCTGCCTTAACACAAGCTTCCATAATTTTACTCAGAAGCACATCAAGACTACGAATCTGCCATTTCTCCGAAAGCACTCTCAAAAGTGAGTACGAAAAACGCAATTCAACTTCCTGTTCTTTAATAACCAACTTCATTACACAACCACTCCTTTCGTGAGATCTCCATCTCCTTTAAATGAAAAATCCCCGGAAACACTGTTACCTACTTCAGCTGTAATGTTTGAAGACTCAATAAATACCGTTCCGCTCAAGAGGAAATCTCCCGTTTCACCCGAGGTAAACTCAATATCAATCGCAGTTCCTGCTAACTGAAGAGCTAATAAATCCATGAAATCCGTTTGAGTAGACGAAGTCGGCTTATCTGCAACTAGTGCAGAAGTTGTAATACTCCAATCGTAATTTCCCGGAACAGACTTCGTCCCGTTTGTGTCTTTTGTCGCGATACTTTCCAATGTTGTAGACACTGAAAGCGCACAACTCGTTGCATGAAATAACGTTTTACCTTCAAAAGAAAAACGCACATTTTTACCTCTATAAATCTGACCTGCCGCCATTTTACTTTGTTATTTTAAAATTAATTTCTGAATAAACACTCATGGTTTCAGACTCAAAATCAGCATTCGTATTTACGAAATCCCAATCCGTACCTTCAACCATTTCTTTCAAAACATCACATGTTTCGAAAGCTTCAGTGACCATATTAGCATCAAACCAAACCGTCACATTCGCCAGGTAACCACCCGCGTCCTTTGTTTCAGGAACAACCTCACCGAAACGATAAACAGCAAAGGGAAAAGAAACACCTTCCTTTGCCACTAATGGATAAATACGATCACCCACCACATTCAATAATCCAGGATTGCTTTTCAACACCTGAACTATCATTTCAGACACTTCTATCATGATGATAATTTGTTAATACGTCGTTGAACGAACTTTGTAAACTTTGCGACCGCATCAGCTGTTACTTTACCCTTAGTTTCTTCATAAGCTGAAGTAAGAAACGGATTACCCTTCACGCGCTGCGCGGTTCCCGCCTTATCCAACCTTAAAACCTCCGGACGCCGTTTATTTCGGAACCGCTTAAACTTACTTGCTCCCGATTTATGAACATTATTGTAAATGTTATGACCGTCGTGGACCATGTGCCCATACCAACCTTTGTTTTTACCTTTGACCCGGGGACCAACTAACACAGTAGGATTTTCTTTATTTTTCCCTCTGATAAGACCCAACGAGTTTTTTAAATTTCCCGGTTGAATCACAACCCCTCTTGCCTTATGCTTTTTTTTAGCTATTGGTGCTTTTTTTTGTGCAATCACCAGAGTAGGCTTCGCAACTTGATTAAGGATCGCATAAATTTCTTTTCTTTTGTCCTTATCATCCGCAAGCTTCAAGATCTGAGCTCTTAAATGCTCAAATCCTTCAACATCAATTCCGATACTATTCATAAACAATACATTGAAGTTCCAAATAATCCCGACGACCGATCTGCTTAACATGCGTAACGTTGTATCGCTGCCCTTCATAATCAACCTTAAGCTTATTTTCCAGCTGATTTAAAATATTCCGATAACGAACGATAAAATTCCGCTGAGTACGATGCAGAACCTTTCCTTCTACTTCCTCACCACCGCCCGTTTCGCTTACCTTTGCCCAAGGTTGACACACAACCACTTCCTGAGGCTTTTCCTCACCGATTGAGTTTTGGATCATATCTTCCCGATAGATTGTTATACGCCGATCCAATTGACCGATAAAAGGTTTTAAATCCGCCATTTTCGATAACTTTTAATTAAAGATTTCGCTTTTGTAACTACCAAAGCCGGGCTGTTCTCACGACGCTCGTACGCATCAGCTACAATTAAAAAAACCGCTTGCTTAAAGACCTTTGGAAGACTGGACTGATCATACCCTTGCTTGATGTAAACAATCACTTCGATAACCCCGGAAGGAACCTCACGATAATGAACCTGAATAAGTTCGTCGCTCACTTTCAAAACTTTGTAAGCCTCAGAAGGCAACAGGACAAAACCACCATCTTCAGAAACCTTATACTCGATCTTTTCGACTTCATCATTCACCGCCTTTCTTTCGAATGTAAAATCCTGCATTTTATCCGAAGTATAAACCGTGGTTTGAACCGACAACGGTCGCTCTATAAAATCAGAAATCTGTTCACAAGCTGAATCGATGTAATCCTGAATCAGCTCATCGTCGTCGGTATAATCAGATTCAATCCGCAGGTGCTTTTTGACTGATTCCAGTGAAACCAGATCGATATTTTCTTTTATTACTTCTTCCTGCATACTTAAATTTTTAAAAACAAAAAGCCTTTCCCATTTACGAGAAAGGCTTTTTTACTAACCCAAAAAACTATAATTATGAAAAAAATTATCGCACGTATTCAGCGTATTTCGCTTCAACCAGTTCATCTGCCTGGTTCGCTTCCAAGAATACTTCTTGCCCTACATTATAAGGCAACAAATAACGCCCTGCCGGTGATAAGACAAACCTAATTTTCACCTCTCCTTTTTTATTTTCGGTTCTAAGTGTTTTCGAATCTGATTCAACACTTGTTAACTCAAAAATTTTAACATCTTGCTCACTCCGAACCTTTTTCAAAAATTCAACATCTTTTTTAAGATCCTGATTTTCCAACTTCAAAGATTCGAGCTCTTCAAGCAGTTTACCATGCCCTGAAATACACTTTGTAGCCTCTTCAATAGTAACACCAAAAGCTTTTAAAACTTCAGACGCAAAATCAAAACCGGCAACTTGTGTATCGACCGTATTCTCAGCAGATGCACCTTCCGGTGCATTTACTGCCTTTTCTTTTTCTTTTTCTTTCCCTGACATAGCTTAATTTTATGTAGTTGAACCTTTGATCCACTTGTTAACAGCAAACGCTTTTTCGTTTACCACATTAGAATCAGTATACGTATTAAACACAAAACGTGTTGAATTCGAAAGATCCGCTGAATAAGGATTCGCCTGAATATTTAAAGATCCCCACTGACCCATAAACAATTCTTTCCAATCCCCGAAAATTACCGGATATACATTGGTTAATAAAGGAACCAGTGAAGATGAAATCGTGTTCATTCCGTCAATTCCGTCTTTGTCTAACAAAAACAACCCAGATCCAGCATCTTTTTTAATTGATTTTAAGGCAGCTTTTACTTTAGGATGAATCAAATATCCTAGAGAAGTGTCACCTGCATTATTTTCCTCAATCAAACCTTGCAATTCAACCAACTTTTCCCAAGTCGCAACGACTGCAGCTGTATCATCAGCTAAATTAATATTTGTCATTTGAAGCAATCCTGTAGGCTGATTACTCGTTCCAGTCCCGTTTATTGCACCGGCCTGAACAACCGTACCTAAAGCATTTCTCAACTCTTTCGCGATCCAAGCTTCTACATCCGTCGACGACTGAAGTAACAAACGGTTTGAAAGATCAACAGCCCCAGCAACTCTTTTAGGTGATAACTTTTTCCCACCGAATTTTTGCTTTTGCGGAGTGATTGTATCAACCTCTCCCATATACGCCATGTTAAAAGCATCCGATGAAATAAGTGGTAAATCTCCTCCTTGTAGTCCCATAAAAAAAGTAGCCCCCAATTCTTCTAAAAACAATTTAGGTCGTAAACCTTCAACCATTTTTAGATCTTGATCCTGAACCAAAGCACCTCCATACTCACCACCATCTTGAGAAACAGTTTGTTGAGCCGCTCGTTCCACAGCACGTAAAGGAATAGCAAAAGCGGTATCTTCAGGAGTTGAAACACCCGCTGCTCTATTCTGCTCCAAACCGATTTCATGCAGTTCTTTTGCAGCTCCTTCTAATTTATAACCTTCTTTAGAAGCCAACGAACGCAAAACCTTTGACAAACTAACTCTTTCTGCAATTTTATCAGTCTCCCTTTGTTCCGGAGAACTACCAGGAGCCGGAACACGCGAACCTCCTAACCCAGCTGCATTTCTTTCGATTGTTTCTATACTTTCGGCATCAGCGATCTTAGATTCAAAATCTTCAACCTCTGTTTGCTTGGTTGCCAACTCTGCAGTTTCTTCAGGAGTTAAATCCCTGTTTTCGCTTTTTGCTTTGTCTATAATAGCCTTTTGAGCCCTAATAACAGCAGCTCGCTGCTGTCTTAATTGATCAGATTTTTTCATCTCTTAACAATACTTATTTTCGTTAACCTTTACCTCCCAGGCCGCAATTGCGCGGACCTCTTTTTTTTCTCCTTCAGGCTTTTTTAATGAAGTCCTGATTTCTTCAATACTTTCTATACTTCTTTTCAACGCGTTCCTTTGAGAACCTACTGGTACTATTGAAAATTCTAACAATTCATTTTGACTAAAATATATTAGATCTTCATCTTCTCCTTTTGAAGCATCTCCAAAACGCGCATAATGCGGAAGCGCTCCGATAGAAGCCATTTTCAAGGTACCCGCAACTACCTTACGAAATACCTTATCTGCCAATTCATTCAAATCAGCAGTTTCAAACGTAACCCTACCTATTAAACTTCTCCCTTCCACAAACACTTCCCCGGTCCCTATTACGAGGTCCGGATCCGGTGTTGTTGAATCATGAAGATATAGAACAACATTATTTCTGTGATAATGCTCTAAAATCCACGAATCAATATCCCAGACTGTGCCATGTCGATCAGGCGTATCATCTGCAATAACAAATTCAACCTGCCTGTTCGCAATCATTTCTTCAGTAATAGCCCTAATAGCTACCTGCCTTGTCAACACTTCACTCATCTGCTTGTTCTTCTTTTTTGTTCATTTTAATTGTGTGCGACAACAACTCCATATTAACCGGGTTTAACGGCTCATCAAGACCTTCAATCGGATTCATATCCTCAAGACGCCTTACCTCGTTTCGGGTGAATGTTCCTGAATAGATCATTTTGACATAAAAGTCGCTTTGCGATCTTGAATCCCCTCGAAGCATCCCTTTTTCATTGAACTTCACATAGTCCTCAAAAGGATGATCTTTAGGAAACAATTTTCGTTTCAGTTCCGATTCGATTTTCTTAGCCCACCCCATCAAGCAATCAACCACATATTGCGTGTTTTGCTGTTCAAGAGTAGAAAAATTCGAATCCACCAGGCTCTTTAATTTATGTAAAGGCATATTAAGCCAACGGGCAATATCTTCGATCCCGAAACGACCGCTTTCGATAAACTGAGCCTCTGCTGGCGTAATGCTTATTGATTTGTATTTCATTCCAAAATCCAAAGCAGCCACCTTAATAGGCCCCGGCTCACTCATTCGTTGTTTAAATCCGTCAACAAGACTTTTCTTGTTCGTATTTGTTACTTCACCATCAGCTTCCAAAACGCCGTAGCCTAACCCACGTTTAGTATAAACATCAGCTGAATATTTCTTACTATCCAGTTGAACTCCTAAATCATGCGCCGCGTACTTAATTACCGAAACTCCTCTTACCCCGTCCAACGTAAACCCCTTTAAATGGAGAACATCCGCACTAAGCAATACTTCATCTTTATAGACGTAGTACAGCTTCATGTTTTTTTTAATTACATCAACTTCCTCGTTGTTTTCCAGTATTTCAAAGAACTCTTCTTCGCCGGCTTGATTCCTGTGTATCTTGACAATCGTTTCACCCTTCAGAATCATTTTAATTACGACAACACGCCAAAAATCAAAGGCAGTCATTAATTCATTTGGAGCAACTTCCATCAGGTAATTAGCAGGATGCTCAATTCGCTCCCGGGAATCCCCGGTTTTCCTGTAAACTCCTTTTGGAAGCTTTGCGATGTCAGTTGACAGTTGATCAACACCGTTAAAGAACGCAGACAAGGTTAATGATGATTTGGGTGTTGCGATGCTCTTTCCATCAGGTCCGGCAAATCCGAAGAAGTCCATAAATCCCGATGAATTTCCACGAGCACCGAAATTGAAAATTTCTCCTAATATGCTCATTGCCTTTATCTTTTAGGTAAAATTACTTTAAGGCAATAGCCCGATTATGGAGCATTGTTCCATTTTTTTATAAACAAAAAAGCCAGTGAACTTTCACTGGCTTTCATCTTGCACTAAAGCAACGACCGAATCGAATAATAACACCGTAAAGGTCTACATACTTAAATGTTATTTTATGGAGCATTGTTCCATTTTTTAAATTTTATTGTATAAATAGATTATTCGAGCCATAATAAAAAACTCAAAAGCCATCAATACATAAACAATGATTTCTCTTGAAATATGCTCGTTTATAAATCTTAAGTTAAACAAGAAGCTTGTTACAAACAATAAGACCACTCCCAACATCACCACCGTCAGGTTGAATAAAAAAATTTTTAAATCACTCATAATTATTATAGATTATCTGTTTGCCTTTCGAAATGAATCATAACTTGAATAGCGAAACTCTCCCACCAGCTCAAAGTATAGATTATTTAAATACTCAAAAGCATCCTCTCTTGTTTTATGTTCATTGCAAATTTTAAAATAGTACTGATAGAAACCGCCTCTTTTAACCAAAAGACGAATGAGATCTAATTTCTTTTTCAGTTTATCGTTTTCGGCCTGCACGGCTATTTCGAGGTTTTCCATGATTACTAAGCTTTAAAGGTTTTTTTGTTATTATCGAGTTCAAATGTAACGCAACGTTATGTCGTTACATCGGACGCGCTTAGTATATAACATTTGGAATTTTGAAAATATTTTGTAAGAGTTAAACTAATACTTTAAACATTTGATTTAATTTTTTGATAAATAGCCGAACAATACTCAATTTGATAATAACAGTCAGCTAAAGCGTTATGAGCTTCCTTTCTCGGAATCAGTTTCCGGACTTCAGGAGCCAGGTCCGACAACGTCCTTACACAACGCTCATCGTAATAATTCCAGGGAATTTCCTCACCAATCAATTTAAAGGCGTTTGCCATAAGCCCAAGATCGAACCTCGGACCGTTACCCCAGAGAATCTTTTTTTCTCCCTGCAGCCAATATTTAAATTCACTCAAAACCTCTTTTATAGGTTTCGGATCCTCAAACATTTCTTTCATCTGATCCTTACTCTGGCCCATCCACCAGACAAGCGTACCCGTATCGATTTTCATTCCGATATCAATAGCAGACTGAAGATCTATTTTTTGATAAAACGTCCGACCGGTTTTACCGGATTGAAAATCAAACTCAACAGCAGCGATACTCATAATAACGCTGTTACTGTTGGTTCCTAACGTTTCAATGTCTAACATTACGTTTTCCATAAGAACGATCCCATCCCTCAATTTCAATTTGTCTTTTTCTTTCCGCAGCAATTAATTCTATTCCTGTTTCCATTTCTTTTAGCCGATTACTACAATCGGGAAGTTTTAAAATTTGACTTTTAATTGTTTAACTGATTTTTCAATTACTGTATATCCATTTTTTTTATTTCCGACAATAACTACATCATCAAAAAATTCATTCATTGTTTTACCACTAAGCCACCACTGAATTGCTAATTCAGCATTTCCCTTTGTCACAACAGAAAGCTTCCACTGAGGATTTGCCTTCATCCCTTCATTTATAGCTTTAGTTATATTCACCAAGATTTTAGGATAAAGAATAAACTCTTTCTTTCTTGTTTTTAGCTTGACTAATGGACATCCAACACACCCAAGCCTTGTTAACCCAACTTTCTTTGCTTCTTCATAATGAGGCGAAATAATTATATTTCGAAACTTTATATAATTCCAAACATCTAAATCTGTCCAATCATATATGAGATAAACATGTTGCGCTCCTTGCTGCCATTTTCGGCTATCGCACTGCACATAATCCCTCCCTTTCCTGTTCTTACTTTCGGCAGACCTAACACCTTCAAAAACCATTCGAGCAACGGAAGCATATTCCTTCAGATATTCACAACAATACCTGTTTAACCTTGTTGGTAAACCTTTACGGCGGATTAATTGATAAAAGGTTTCATTTGGTTGAAGAATTTCAGTATGTGGATAATTCATTTTTAAATGCTGAATGGTCCCAGGAGGATCAAGTGTCGTATTCGTATGATACGAATAATAATTAATACCTGATTTCTTAAGGAGAAAATCAACTACAGCAGAATCTTTACCCCCACTATTTCCTGCATACAAATTTTCTTCAGTTGCTGAACGTATAGCCCTAATAAATCGCAAAGCCTTTTCTTCAAGCTTCAAAAGCCGTTTAATTTCAAAATCTGAAAACATAATTCCCTGATATTAATTACACATAAATTTCATCTTGATCTTCACTATATTTGTCTTTTTTCTCTTCTGGTGACAGGGAACCGCCCAAGGCCATAATAGCGCAAATTATACCGTCAATACGTCGTCCGTTGCGGTTACTCTGCCCCTTATGCACTTTCACATTACCCGAAGCATCTTCCACAACCACACATCCGGATAACATCCAGGTTAAAACTGGATTTCCGTCATGTTTGATTTTACCATCATACACTAGCTTTTCAAATTGCTTGGTAGGAAAACTGATATTGCCTATTGCCTGGCTGAAGTAGGAAACTTCCATTCCTTTTTTAGTCAGATTCTGCGCCATAGATTCACAGTTCCACTGATCAGCTTCAATCCGTTTCACATTTAAAGGCCGATAATTCTCAGTGATATAAGCTTCAATTTCTTCGTAATCAGCTGTTGCGCCAGGTGTTTTAATAATATACCCGGCAGCAGCCCAGGCTAAATAATCAACACGATCATCTTCCGACTTTCTCCGAATAGTTTCTTCAGGACAAAAAATAAAAGGTTTTATATACCGGTCTCCGTTCTCATCCGGCTCCGATAGAGCGAGAAAAACAGTTAAGTCTGTAGTAGTAGAGAGATCCAGACCGGCAAAGCTGCCAAACTTTTCGAATTTATCCATCGGGATTTTATCAACCTTATTGCGTAACCATATTTCACGAGGAATCCAAATCGTAGGAGCATCAACCCACATATTCAAATGCTTTGTTTTGAAATTGGGAATTTTAGAAGGCTGATTGATTGCTTTGGTAAATTCAGTACGGATCCCTTCAATGTTTAGCCCTTGGTTAAGCAAAGGATTTGATTTGAACCAGTTGTTTTCGTCCTCCCAATCGTCACCATCATCCAAATCATGTATCATGATCCAAAGCCTATCGTCGACTTTATCACCGTTGAGAACTTCCAAAACTGCATCCTCATAGTTTTTGCATACGCTCGCCAGGTTTACCCCGGCCGTCGTTATGTGATACGTAATAGGCTGCAGCCTGTTAACCGATGAAGATTCAAGATTTTCCTTTACCGCATCAGATGAATGCGCGTGATACTCGTCAATAATGGATAAGGCCGCGTTAATTCCGTCCTGAGTCTTACTATCACCACCAAGCGCCCGCATTGAGCTTTGCGTTTTGACAAACTTAATTTCCGTTTGAAGACACGAAAAACCCATTTTCTTTAAAGCCTTATTCGCAGGCGGGCTTTCAATAAATTGCCGGGCCTGCGTCCAGCACAACTTTGCCTGCGCTTCTTTCGTGGCTCCAACGTAAATTTGTGCCTCCATTTCCAAATCAAAGCTCATGCAAAACAAAGCCAGCCCGGCCATTTCAGCTGTCTTTCCGTTTTTCTTCGCCCGCTTGTCATAAACGGTCCGTATCCTGCGGGTACCAGTTTCCGTGTGGATCCATCCAAACAGGTTGTACATTGTAAAAGCCTGAAAAGGTTGAAGGTGAAACGGCTGCCCGGCCATTGCTCCCGTGGTGTGGTTCAAGAATGTAGGAAAGAATTTTAGGATCAGCATCCCTTTTTTATGGTCCAGATGATATCCGCTTCCGGGCGCTTCATCAATCCATTTGTAAAACCGCTCAACAGCGAGTTTTATTTTTTTCCCGGTTTTTATTTCACCGCTCCGAACCTTTGCAGCATACTGAAAGGCCGGAGAATTCAGCATTTCAGTAGTCAGTTTCATATCCTATCCGTGATGCTTTAAAAACTCCGAGAAAATATCCAGCTGCTGCGGATCTGATTTTATATCTGTGAGCTTTGCACGATCCTTGAATGAGAATCCGAAATGCTTCGATATCTCGTCGATATCCTTCAACATTTTTTCCCTCAAAGTGAAATGAACCGAAACGTTTGCAGCACCACTTTTAAACACCTGGATTAAACCACCATCATATCCGAGCGTTGAGATCTGCTCTTCAGCTTGCAAATAATAATCAATACTTTGGGCCAACCGGTGAAGATGAAACAAATCCGTTTTTGTAAGCTTGTTACTGCTTACAAGCTGATCACCGTAATATCGGTACCAAAATTTTTGATCTTTTGTTAAGTTAAACTTTCCGATCGGCGCCGGAAGTTTTGTTATTATTTCGTAGAGGTCGTTGTTTGCCTGTTTTGTTTCCGGTTCTAACCAGTCACCACCTTTGTGAACAACTTCCATAAACAATAATTTTAATATTAAGACCTTACCCCCCCTCCCTAAATTTCAAGGCTGAGTAAAAGTCAAGTTAATCAGCGATGTACGCCCGGTAGGGACGTCCGAAATTTACCCCCCTACCTCTAAATGTTAATTTTTTTTTAACATTTTATAGATTAAAAAAAAGCGGTTATTTATCTCTTGCCGACTTACTATCGTGACACTTCTTACACAAGCTCTGAAGGTTATCCATGTTGTAACCGTCGCCACCTTTCTTAACAGGCACGATGTGATCAGCAACATTCGCTATAGCTGTTTCGCCTTTATCTTCACAATGTTTGCACAACGGAAACTTTTCTAACTGAAGCTCCCGGAGTTTCCTCCATTTGCGCCCGTTGTAATCAAAGTCATCATGCTTACGGGTACGCTCGAACGGTTTACGTTCAGGAACCCAGGGACGTTTAACCCTGTTTATTCTATTTGCCATAACTCTAAGATTGAAATATACTTTCATCAACATTCGAATTAAACGGCACAGGACCGTTATAACCGCTAACATTTTCAACTGATACATTCGTGTAGCGATTATCATTCAATCCACTCTCAGGCGAATAATCCATGTACTTCGTACGGTTACCATCATACCATAAACCAACGGTACCAAGCCCGCCGCTCCTGTTCTTTGCTACAATAAACTCCGAATTCTCCCCAGGCCCCAACAGTTCATCATCAATACTTAACCCATAATACTCTGCCCGATAAAGAAAAGCTACAACATCCGCATCCTGCTCAATATCTCCCGATTCTTTCAAATGATGAAGCGCAGGACGTTTTAACGATGACTTCTCAACCTCACGGCTTAATTGCGCCAGACCTATCACCGCGATATCCAACTCTTTCGCTAAAGCTTTTAACCCTTGAGTAACCCTTCCTGTTTCCGTACGAATATCCTTTCCTGCTCCTGCTGATAGCTGAATGTAATCTACAATCAATAATTTGATATTGTGCTTACGCTTAAGCAAACGAGCTTTTCTTTTTATCTCGTTAATACCAAGAGCCGGACGATCATCGATGTGTATGTTATATTCAAACATCTCACTCGTAACCCGGTGCAGCGTATTAAAATACTTTTGGTGTTCAAAACCGTTAAGAGTAAGCTGCTTAAGATGAAGGCTGCTGTTAAGCGCTACTGCACGAGTAGCCAGCTGCACTGCACTCATTTCAAGAGATATAAAACCAACACCGTGACCCGCTCGTGCAGCAGATATCATGCTACTGCCTACAAACGCAGTTTTTCCCATTCCCGGACGGGCACCGATCACAATAAACTCCCCACCTTTCCATCCTCCAAACATTTTATTCAACTTCGTAAACCCGGTTTCAATGCCAATCAAGTCATTTTCGCCTGCATTAGTAAGCATTTCAACGTTCTTTGTCACTTGCAGTAAACTATCCTTCCAGGTCAGATCCGATTTACCTGTTGCCAGGATATCGGTTAAACGAGTAGTCTCGTTATCAAAATGATCCAAGAGCGCCAAACTGTCGGTTCCGTCGTCGTAACACATCCTAATGGCTTCGTTGCTTACTTCGATTATCTTTCGTTTGATGTAATACTGCATTACAATCCGGGCCCACACTTCAACGTGTGCAGATGATACAGACAACTGCGTCAGTTCAATCAAATAAACCACATCGACCGTAACCCGCAAACGCTTCAATTCTTCATCCACGGTCAGCATATCAATCTGTTCATTTCTGTTTGACAAGGAAACAATTGCTTTAAAAATATCCCGATGCTGTTGTTTGTAAAATACTTCAGGATTAGTAAAAACCCCAAACACATCGTAAGTACTTGCCGGATACGTCAACAATGCACCCAGAATATTCTTTTCAATATCGACCGCTTGAGGCGGAAGTTTTGCACTGGTTAAGTCAGCCATAGTTTAATTAAATTTCAAATCGCTTTCGCGACGGGTTATTATTCTGGATCTGTACATCAGAAGAAAATTGTCTCGCAGAGTACTTGTTTTGGTTTTCAATCCAGCGATTAAAAAAAAGCTGTGCCCTCGCATTGATAATTTTAGAACTGTAGTCTAAATTTTCTTTATCGAAAGTCAAATTAAAATCTGCTTTTGCTTTTTCGAAATCAGATATTTTAGATCGATATTTCATCATCAAACTTTCAAATTCTGAAGCATGAAAATCTTCTAAAAAATTGAGCGCGTTCCTCTCTCTATTTGTATTATTAATACTTGTATTATTATAGTTCGGTTTTCCGAATACCCCTGTTCGGTTTTCCGAATACCCTAATTCGGTTTTCCGAATACCCAAATTCGGTTTTCCGAACACCCCTGAGACAACCCTTAGCACACGTTTTTTAATTGATTTTCCATCATCAAAAACATGCTCAATAGTGATCATTTTTTTTGCTTCCAAACTCTTAATAATTTCAGTGCATCGACTTTTAGACAAGTCAAAAAAATCAGAAAAATGTGCATTGGAAGCAAAACAACCTTGCTCATTATCCAATGAATCTATTTCAACCAGAAACAATTTTTCCATTACTGTCAGGTTTTTATTCAGCCAGATTTCCGCAGAAACCCAAACCCCTTTAAATGCTCTTTCCATAAGCTTACCCGCTATTTTCCAAGCGTTCAATTTTATTTTGTTTATACTGAACAATTCTTTTTAGCCGCTCAATTTCCGTTTCCTGCTCCAGATATCTATCCAGAGCAAAAAACAGAATTTCCGGCACGGTTTTAAACCCGGTTAGACCCTGAGCCTTTTCCAGATTCTTTCGTTGTTGTGAACTAAAGCCACGGATATACGTGCTGTTTTTAATCATCGCTATTGATTTGTATACTTTTTATGTACATGTTTTCAAAATGTAGATTTTTCAACAACATGTCAAGCTGTTTTTAATACTTCACGATAACGCTCACGTATAACGTTAAGATTATTGTTTACTAAATCTATTATCTCATTATGCCAGGGCGTCACTTTATTCTGAAGTCCCCGAGCCTGTATGACTTGCATTTTAGACAATGAAAATTCCACCGTCTCCAAAGGCCGCCCATCAAGTTTAGCAGAAAGCAGCAGAGAATCTGCTTTCTCAAAATAACGATTAGCATAAACACAGTGCTTGTGAACATCTGCTTCTTCAATAACATCTTTTACGGATTCAATCACCTTAACACATAGATTTTCTTTAATAAAACAGATGCCGAAAAATATTCCTTTTGATTTAACATACTTCTTTTGATCTTCTACCAACTTCTTTTTCCGCTCAGTTAAAGCATTTTTTAGATCAACTCCCGTTTTTTTAAAAACCAGTTTATCATGCTGGATCCTTAAATTATCAGGACACACAAATTTTGCGTTATGTAAATCCTTTCCGAAAAAACGCAGTAAGTTCAGATAATCAAAATACATTGATGCATCAGAAATTTTATATTTATTCCTGATGCAGATTTTCAATGCACCAAAATGATCTATAACCTCCTGGCTGTTCCTGTGACTACTTCCATAATGTTTTAAAACACTATACATTTTAGCTTTCCACAACGTTTCGAACATTGGATTGGAAAGCAGTTCTTCAAAAATCATTCGAGGGCTTAAATTATGCAAAGCGCCCCTATAACCATTTCGTTTTAAAGCCGGTATTATTTTAGATTTGGTAAAGATCACCTTCGTGTGAAGATGATAGCTAGACGCAGCGTGCTTAGAACGAAGTTCAAAACCACCTCCCCAAGCATCATAATATCTTGAAGTTTCAAATAACCCAACTATTTCACTTTGTCCTTTTTCATTTACAAATACCTGGTAAAGTTCAATCATATAGTTATCACAAGGTTTACTAACCTTATACGACCCATAAACCATAAACACCCGCAGTATTTGAAAGCCTTTAAAGGCGGTAATAACCGAGTAGTATGATCGGGCCTTAAATGTACGCTCACGTGTAACTCTAACCTCTAACTCACGATTACAAGCTGGGCATTGCACCCCTATTAGCCGCATATCAAAAGCGTTATGCCATCGGTGCCCGCAATCCAAACATGAATAAATCCCTGCTTTAGTAAAAACAGAAAAATGAGGCAAACACTTATCAAAACCGTAATTCTTTTGCTCTTCTGTTATTGCTGGCAGTTTACTACTTACTTCAACTACCAGCCGTTGTAGAGCTGTTTTCGGCTCCATGACTAAAACAAACTAATTTGTTCAACACTATTATCACCGGCCTTATGCTGTTTCTTCTTTATAAGCTTTGCCTTTTGTTCTTCTACAGCCTTATCAATAGCTATCTGTCGAGCTTTTTCTTTCTCAATCTCAGTAAGTTCTATCGTATGGTTAACCACAACTTTAGCACTTATTTTCTTCCCCGACTTCACTTCATCCTCATCGTAATAATGAACTGCCATTCCGAATATTTCATCATCAGCAAATCCAACACAACCAGAAGCTTTAACCTGGTTCAAAATATAAGTGATGCAATCATCAATATTTTTGTTCGGCTTCTTTAACGTTTCACCAAACAAAGGATCATTTACCGCCAATTGCTGCAAATGATCACTAATTACTTTTTTGAAATGATCTGTTGTTTTCATATCATTCGCATTTAATTTGTTATTATTTCGTTTCAATAATTGTCGTTGCTTTTTTTCCGATATGTCAAAGAACGTTATAGGACCACTGTTGCATCGAAAGCAAGTTCCTATTTCAAAACCAGCGGCCACTTCATTACTCCTTACGCCAAGAGCACTGAGTTTTGAAGTAATTAAACCCTTTCATTGAAGAAGGATGTACATTTTCAATTTCAGATATCGTGTAAACACTTTTCAGATTACCTGAATCAACATATACCGAATCACCCACTTGCAACTCAATATTTTTTGCTACCCTGAAATTTGTTTGAGTGTTTTTTTTTAATCTCTTATCCGGATTCGTTTCCCATATCATCAGGGCAACTTCTTTATTATCCATTGCGTAATTCAT